GACCCCTTTGGATTATCCTTCTGTTAGTCAGGCTAATGAGCTTTTCTCGGTCAGGCCATTGCTCGTGATACTTCTGCCAAAGTTGCAAACATAGAACAGAGTCCTTCAAAGCATACTCGCTGACTTCCTTTCTAAAATCTTCGGGCATGTTTTCCCAACGCTTTGAAGACATATTGTCTCGCGTCGTCTTAGACATTTCTAGGCCGAAGGCTTCTTTGCATGCGTTCTTCAATGATCTGGGAAGACCACAAGCAGCAGCCATGTCTGCGGTGCAGTGCCATTCAGCAAAGTCAACCGAAGGCCACCAGCCTCTCTCTACCCCAAAGAAGTAGAGGGTCTCATCAAAAGATGCGTTATGAGAAAGAACCCGCTGCCCTTCAAGCAAGCCCCAGTCAAAGTCTTTTGGGTGCCCGACAAACTCGTATCCGTTGTCCCCAACCACCGACACCATGTAAGCGTCGAACTCAGGATGTGAAAAATATCCTAGTGGGCCTAGCCGCCTAATCGAGCAGCTCTTATCGTAGTAGGACTCGTAGTCCAATGCGTATGTAACCATGATGTCATAATATGTAGAAAAAAGCCCACCCCGATGACAAATGGGTCGGGGTGGGCTACAAGGGTTATTCGTCTAGCTCAAGATCGAGTTGAGACTCTCCGACCTGAGTTTGAAGTGCGTCACGAACGACTGATAATTTTCTCAGGTTCGATTGTGCCTCTTCAACCTTTGCGGTCATTTCCGCAATCATGCCAGAGAGCATTTCAATCTCGCCCTCTAAGACTTCGTGATCCGTCTGGATTGGCTGCGCTTCCATTACGAGAAGTTTGTAACGAAAGTTTTAACAGCGTCAGTTGGCTCCCCTTGAGCCACTGACAACGACGGTGCATACCACGAATATTTACCTCGGCTGATCAAGGAACTTTTAAAGTCCCACAATCTGTGTTGGAGAGAAGCGTCGGGGTTGAAGGCAGCAAACGTAGCAAGACGTTTGAACGTCTGCCGGTATGCGTCCTTTGCGACGTTCAGCCGCCCGATTGCGTAGTTATCGTCCCCAATAGGAAACGGATACGCCGCATCATCTCCACCCTCTGGCTGCTTGAACAGGATGGTGATCTCCGCGAACTCCAAAAGATCATACTCAGAAGTTGCTTTGATCTGATCGGCCTCTTCCTGCGTGTATGCAATCTGAGGAATCTCATCGCTGTCGTAGTCAATGTCTTCGCGCCAACCCTTAATGACGGAGAGGACGGTGACTGCAACTGTGTCCTCGGCCTCAGCCAAGACGTGTGTCTTGTCGAGAACAAGGCTTCCCAGAGGTGCCTCGATTTCACTTGTCTTCTGAACGATGTTGACGCGAGGCACGTCGATGTCAGAAGAGCTGATGGTCAGTCCACTTGCGTTAGCGGTGGCGAGTTCAGCTTTTGGTTTTTCCGCAAGAGCGGTATCTGTTTCTTGTTTCTTGCTCACTGTTTCTTGTTTCTTGTTACTGACTGACAATCGAGAACCGTTCGTCAGACGTGCGGATAATGCCCGCGCTTTCACAGGCGTCAATAAAATTGCGCTCTTTCTCTTTCTTTTCTCCTTTCGGAGCAGATGACCCGACAGCTTTAGCTACCTTTGCTAACGGGAAATTCGCATGCTCAAGTAAAGATTCTTCGGTCATTCCGAATTCTTCCGCAATCTGCGTAAGCGTTGCGTTGTCTGTAACCTTGCGTGACTTACCCATCGACCGAAGTTTCAGGCCGTCCAGCTCCATCCCACCCATAGCTGCTTCCTTTGCGCGTTCCTTAATACGAGCAGCCCAGTTTTCTACAATCTTGGCGATGTTAAAAAGCTCAGTGAGCCTTGCGGGATCGTCAATGTTTTCAAGGTCTACATCAGGTAGGGTGGAGTCTAGCTTCTTTGCTACATCAATAACCAGACCACCCAACGCAGGACAGGAGTCTTCATGGCGACAGAACCGGCAGTATTGGGTTGGGTTACAATCTGAAAGTTCAGGCCCACCCTTCTCCCACTTCGGTCGGACACGTTCTCCTTTGGTGATGACATTACTTAGATCGTCGATGAGCGCGTCTAGGTCGTCTCTCTCAAAGGTATGGTGAAGACTGTCGTGATGCTGTGGAACGTAGAAGACAAAGACGATTTTGTTGATGTCTTTGTATTTTTGGAAAGCACCTACGGTATATGCCTTAGCCTGCCAGTTGTGTTCAGGGGGATCGATGATGCTGATGCCTGTCTTGTAGTCGGCCATCACAGCAGTATCCCCTGAGTCTAATACCAAGAACCTGTCACAAGTCCCCCATGTCTTTGTGCCGTCCAGCTCAACATCAACTTGGATCTCGTTGTGCTCTTCCTTAACAGTCGAGAAGTTGCGCATAAAGTCTGCCTCCATCTCCACGATCTGATCGTAGATCTCTGTCTCTTTTTCGTTATGCAGCGCGGAGGGGTCACGAACTTCAAGAGCCTCGTGGATGCGGGTTCCCATCTCAGCCGCTGCACTGGTTCCGTCTTTGCCCTGATAAGCAGGACAGGCAGCGACATATTTCAATGATGATGGAGAGAACTCAGCGTGCCCTCTGCTGCTATGGTCGGGTTGGTTCATGGAGGTCATTCAGGTTAGATAGTCTGGCGTTAATCGCCTTCATCACATGTTCTTCTATAGATCTGTTAGCTACCAGAATTTTCTGAATAGCATCACTCTTTGCCCCGTTGCGGTGGATACGCCCCAACGTCTGCATGTGATTCTTAGCAGAGAATGATGGGCAGATTATAGAGACTCGCTGTCTCTCCCCACGCACATCGTGCAGACTGATCCCTGTTCCGCCCGCAGCAATGTTGACGACGATCATATGTTTCTCATCGGTTTGAAACCTGTCGATAGCCTGCTGCCTTACCGCTTCGGTTTGTCCTCCCTCGATCCGATCGCAGCCAAGGTTCTGGCACAAGGTCTGGACTGTTTCTGCGAAGTTTACAAAGAGCACTACGCTCTTCCCCTCGTGGACAAGCTCCTCTGTGATCTCAACAAGATCCGGTATCTTGAATGACTCAGCTAACATCCGCGCCCGTAAAATATTTACAAGCATGTGCTCAGAGTCTTCTACCGTCCCGTGCTCGACATACTGCTGCACAATCTCTGGTGTGATGCCAGCCTGTCGGTAGGCCGAACGAATCTTAGATATGTTGCTAAAGTCTAACGGCTCTACAATCACCCTGTTCTTTTTAAATGAGTCGGGGAAGTCATCAATGGTAAGACGGCTGACGTTATCATCATACATAATCTCTCTGAGAGCAGGCAGTAAAGACCTTCTAATCAACTCCCACTTGCCCCAGTCGTTTTTCTTACACCCCCACTTCAGCATCCACGAATACCAACTCCGCAATCCATTGTCTGGTTTGTTGAGCGAGTGCAGCCCTAACATGTATCCCAGACCCCTCATCTCGGTCGGATCTTCTGCCGCTGTTGCTGACATACCATGGATCGAATACCCATGCTGCCGGAGCGAGATGAGTAGCTGCGCGTTAAGTGTGTAGGGGCCTTTGCATTTATGGATCTCATCAATGAATACAAGTGTGTCGTCGGGTAGGTGCCACCGCATGATCTTCTTGCCTACCTTAGTCATGTGAGGGGTCTTGCCTGTCCTTAGTTTTTCAAAGTTGAGGATGAAGATAGGAGATATATCCATCTCTGCCATCTCCCGCTGCCAACTCGGAACGACCGCTTTAGGACATATCACGGCTACTGGCCTGCCTAACGTCTTAGCTAGGTAACACCCGACGATAGTCTTACCCACTCCAGTGTGGGATGTATCACAGGTGCATTTACCTTGCCTCTGTTTATCAACGAACAAGTCGTGAACCTCTTGCTGCTTTGGATAGAGTGTCTTCATTAGTGCAGCCGGTTGCTTAACATTGCATGGAGAAGAATCATCCCCATGTGATACTTGGTCTGGTTGAACCCTCGATACACCTTTTTGTGGTGGTGGGGCGTAAAGACTACAACGTCTCCGCTTTCGGTTTCACTTATCCTGAAACCTAATTGGAAAGCTGGCTTGATAGCTTTCCAGTAGAAGCTTGGTTTCTCTGCAACAGGCACAGCGTGCTGCTCAAAGAACTGCTCTACATGTTCTGGTCTGGTAAATTTAGGCACGGGACGCCTTTACCACAAGAGCGTCAGACCACAAGAACAATCAGTTTTTTTCCTGACTGTTGCGGTAGTAGTGCGCGATCAAGAACGCATCAATCATCCCGTCATGGGGAGTGCGACACCTTTTATTCTTTAGCCAGTTCTCAGCGGGGGCCATACGCTCGGCTGTATTTAATGCCGCTATCTTGGTCATCCCTTTGGGGATAAACCCTAACATCTTCTTTTGCCACTTCTGCACACTGATTCGGGCAACCTCATACTCTTTGCACTCAGCCATACCCAACAACTTACCAAAGGAGATAGCCATTGATCGGACTGCTTGAGAACTCTTCGCATGCGCGAGCGGTTCTTCGATGGCAAGAACAAAGGGAGTGTTTAGGTCAGACAACCATTCATTAACCTTGCGGATATCAATCTCACGTTTCTTGCTGCGCTGCTGGCAAGGCATAGCGGTCTTGTCGATGACGCTGCCATCGAAACTAGAAAGCGCACACAGCCCCCCATCGAGACCGTTGTCTACGCCAACAATCATTTCTGGATGGGCACCCATCCAGCTTTATCTACGTTAGCTTTTACCCGTCCTACATAGCGATCAAGGATAGCCAATGTGATCTCAACATCAGTGATGTCTTTTTCCATCATGTCGGCTCTATCTACGAGCCATGATGCTAGATCTCTACATCCTTTAGAACACTCTTCTAAACGAGCTTCTTCAGCGATAGTTGTTTCCATCTCTAATCTGATTTGGTTTCTGCTTCTTCGCGTAGCAAAGCTTTACAAAGAATAGCGTAGTTCACGATGTCGTCACACGCATCCTCTACAGATTCGTTCATCACGCGAAGTTCTCCATCAGCCACGAATGACCGTATCCTCATTATCTTGTCCTGAACCCGAAGCAGGAGTCCGGTTACAGGGTGCAGGTTGAGGGCTAAAGATGCTTTGAAGTTAGCCAGCGCATCAGTGGCTTCAGAACCTCCGGTGTAGTCGGAGTTTTTCTGCCGCATAATCTCTTGAGCTGCATCACAGGTTTCTTTATGGATCTCAAGCAGACGGTCAGTGTTCATGGCTGTGGTGGCGTAACGGTGTCTCGGATAACTACCCCATCCCCATCGGCGGGGACTTCCAAGGTATCTCCCTTCTCAAGAAGTTTAAGGTAGCAGATCTCTTTCCAGTTATCGGGGATAACTCGATAAAATGTCCCTTTCGCTTGAGTGACACGATAAGTGAATTTGTTTTCTCCTAAATCTTTTCGCCGTAGAACCATAGGATCTTCGATGATCTGTCGAAAAAGAAACATGGCTTCACGTTTTTAAGAATGCTGGAGGTGACTTACCTTTAGCGTTTTGAGCCAGATAGTCAATCAAATTGGAAGCTGCATTGATAGAGATATTCCAGTTAGACGAAATGATTGCAGCAGCTATAGGGTGGCTATAGCAAGATACAGGCGGGCCGTTAGGGTGATAGACCACCCCAATATAAGCTTCTTCTAAGTCATTTAGCAGACTCAGAGTTAGATGCCCTTCGACATCCTCATCGTCGTCAAACTCAATACTAAACCTATCCGTCCACATTGCCATCGCTGTCCACGTCGATCACGGTTTTACCCTTCATCTTGTCCAGCGATCCCTCACCCTTATCAGCTTTGGAATTATTAAGTATGGAAATATCTATTTGCATGCGGCTTGCCCCGCCCCCTGTCTTGGCATTCAGGCCAAGGTTCCTTCTGATAAGCTGATCTAGTTCTGACATCTCGCGGACAGTCTTCGGACCCTTGATATTGATCATGCTGTCCCGCAATAGTTTGATGCCTGCCGCCGCTACGTAGTGCTGGTATTTGTCAGCGGGGCTGTTTTGAGATTCTGCGATCTCTGCGAGGATCTTGTCCTCTTCTTTTGACGCAGCGAGTTTTGCTTCGGTCGCTGCTTCGCGGGTCATCTCAGACAGATGCACCTCCAAATCTTCTTTGAGTGTGTCTTTATCTGCCTCTTTGTTTGGTAACTTGAACCCAGCCTTCTTTGGTGGTAAACCAAGCTTCTTAAACCAACGGCGCACAGTGCCTTGATGGACACCTAACCTTCTACCTATAGCTGCATTCGTCATACCCTCTGCGTTTAGCCGCAGGGCTTCTTGCACTATTTCGCTATTGCCTTCGCTCGACATGATAACAACAGTAGACTCCGATCTGATTTAAGCATGCCGTCCGACCCAAACAAACGCAAGCGTGTTCTCGAACCACGAATAGACTCGCAAACAAAAAAGATGGACATTGGTGGTTTGCTGATACCACCGACAAGTCTGCTCACAGCTTTGTTATATGGTTTTGCACACCACCCCAAAATAATTGCAAAGGAGTATTACTTCTGGCGCATTTGTGACGAGCTATGGAACCACGAGGATTTGCCAGAACCTATGATGGTCAGGCACCCATGGGCAGAGAAGATGATACGCGCCGCTCTCAACAACAAATATTTGTCGATTGGCGGGTCTGCATCATCAGGTAAGTCTCACACGATGGCTGCGTGGGGGATTGTGAACTGGTTATCACAACCACGAGACACGCTGGTCTTGATGACATCGACCACATTACGCGAAGCACGCAAGCGGATATGGGGATCGGTCATGTCGTTGCTGTCCGTGATTGACGGAGCACCAATCAAGATAAGGGATTCAATAGGCAACGCTGCCTATGTAGACGAAAAAGAAACGCTTATCGAACGGGCTGGTTTGTCACTTATCGCAGCAGAGAAGCAAAAGACTAGAGACGCTGTTGGTAAGTTTATTGGTCTAAAACAGAAGCGAGTGATCTTGATCGGCGACGAGCTGGCAGAACTGTCAGAGGCAATAGTCAACGCTGGCCTGACCAACCTGTCGAAGAACCCGTTTTTCCAGATGATTGGCATGTCTAACCCGAACTCACGGTTTGATGCGTTTGGCGTGTGGTCAGAACCAAAAGACGGCTGGGAGTCGGTAGACATCCAGACAGCCGACGAATGGGATACAAAGTGGGGCGGTAAATACATCCGGCTAGATGGCGAACGCAGCCCCAATGTTATACTAGGCAAGACGAAATATCCTTGGC